CCTTACGAAGTCTACCATTGTACGCTCTCCAGCAGGGGATGATATGAAATCTTGCACACGCCGGTGATCGTCTACCAGGATAACACGCATGGACTGATTCTCCCCTCCCGACGCAGCGGCCTTTGGCGACATATCTACAGGGGAGATGCTGTTGGTAGATTGCCTCAGCGGGGATACCATGCCTCCCAGTGCGTACTTCATCGGGTACTTTCCATGAAAATTCCAAGCATCCAAAGTATCTTTGCCAATGGCTGCAGCAGTCTTCGCGTTCAGCATATACTCTTTATCGGAAGCTCGGATCAGGAAGGAATCTGACGTTGTCGTTCCTGGGCCTCTTAACTGCCCTCCTGTGGCGGCCCCAGCGAACATGCCGAGAATCGAAGTAATGCTGCTGAGCCAGCTCATCCAGCCGCCTCCGCCTCCGCCTCCGCCTCCGCCGCCTCCGAGAGCACCGACTACGCCCAATATTCCGTCAAGCCAGCCCGTGCTGCTACCCCCTCCGCCAGCTCCGCTACTGCTGCTGAATAGGCCGAGCAGACTATCCCACCAACTCGATTCTGGTGCCGGAGGCCCTACGAAGTTAGGGTCTTGCGCCCCCGCACCACCGAACAACCCACTGAACCATCCACCTGATTCGCTCACAGCCCCAGTCGCGCCTTTCAATGCGTCGGCAGGTCCTGGCACAACTTTGACATACATAGCGTTGAGAGGGCTGCTGCCTAGTTGCCCTATCCCGAATATGCTAGATATGCCTTGCAGCAGCGTTCCTTTGATAAGGTCCGTAACAATCCCGCCCACCAACTCTTTGGAAATGGCAGTCAGCTTTCCTTGGAAGCTGTTATCGAACTCTGCTTGGTCATAAGCGTCCTGCGCATTCTGCACATTGGCCCTGGCGGCTTCTTCCGCCATCTTCTGAGCATCAAGAGCGCGTTGAATCAGGTACTCTTGCCGCGCCGGGTCAGACTCATTCCTGCGGATATCCTCGATCTGCCTAGCAACATCCAAACTCTGAGACTGCACGTCGCTAAGGGCAAGCTTAGCGTCCCCGATATCGCTGATTTCCTGTCGTAGATCGTCAACCGAATCCACAATGCCCAGCATCTGCAATGCTGCATCCGCAATGGCAGAGGTCATCTGATCCATTGCATTGACAATCCGGTTCTCGAAGTTCTCGTTAAAGCGTTTCAGTGATTGAGGCAGTTCGGCAATCTTGGCAGCAATGCTGGCTCCAGAAATCTGGCTAAGCTCTCCAACGACAGAAGGGTTCAGGTCTTCCAGGCGAGCCGCAGCCGCGCCGGCCGCTTGAGCCAGCTGACCGAGTTGAGATTGTAACCCTTCAATCTGTGACGCTGCGGTGGTACGGTCGAACGCTGTCTTACCATTGCGAGACTCATCGAGAGCCTCCTTATACTTGGCTTCGATAACCTTGTAAGCACTGGTAGTTTTATCAAGCACAGATTCAGCCAATGCTCTTTGCTCTGGCAAAGAGATAGCCTGCCCGGTGCCCGCTCTATATCCTTGAGATGCCAACTGCGTATCAGAAAAAGCATACCGCCCTTCCTGAGCATATCTAAGCTGAGATAAAGCGTTCTGAATTTCCGCTTGATCCTTTAGCGCCTTCATCTCCGCTTGACGGCGAGCCTTTTCGTCCTCAACGCGCTGCTTTGATATACTACCGCGGATTTGTTGATCCTCAAGATAAGCATTTTCCGCATCTAACAGCTTCTTCTCGACATCCGCTAAATCCTCGTGGAACTCATTCAGCCGGCCACTCGCTGCCAAGGCTTGGCGCCACTGGGTGAGTACCCCGAACCGTGTTTCAAGGTCTTGCCGATTCAGGCTCTTAATCTGAAGGTCGTAATCCTGCTGTACCTTCTCACTGTTTCCTAGCGCTTTCTTGGTCTCTAGCTGAATGTTTTGCAGCTGATTAAGTCGTTCTTTGGCCGCACCAAACTGACGTAGACCCTGAGGCCCCATGTCGGCATATTGTTTGACGATCGCTTCCGTCTCAGCAATCTTGGCATCCAAGGCACGGAGTAAGTCAGAAAGAGCGCCGGCCGATGCTTGTTCTCCCAGAGCCAGCAATTCACGATTGCCGGGGGCGCCGAGTTGAGTTTGCAACTCCTCTTTGATGAGGCCGCGCTGCGAGAAGAAGTCCTGATTATTGGCCGCCTTCTGCAGGGTAGAAGAGAAAGCATCTGCAATGATGGCAGTGTCTTTACGCAAGGACTCAGCATCAGCTTCCTGGAGCTTGTCTTGCTGAACTTCCAGAGGCTGACCCAGATTATTGGTCTCTTTTGTGATCAGCTCTCGATTGTAAGAATCACGGATTCCAACAGCCTCTTTTCGCTGGTTTTCTAACTCCGCAACCCTATCTCTGGAGAGACGCTCGGTCTGGTCGCGCAATTTCTGGTCATTGATCAGAACAGTGCTATCATTAATGCTCTTAATCTGCGCATCAATATCAGCAATCGTCTGATTCCAGTCGGAGACTTTCTTGGTCAGTGAAGCAATTTGTTCATCAGTATCCACACCAATTTTCTTGGCTTCGATATTGCTCTTCCGCGTCAACTCGTCGTTGATAACCAGCTGACCACCTGGGGTGGTAGAAATGATCCCCTGCTGGACCGGATTACCTTCGGCAGTGAGCCCCAGAGTGTCCTTAGGACGCCGAATGAACGCTCTGACGTTATCCTCCGAAAAGCGCTGCTGAGAACCGCCAGGGAAAGATACCCAACGCTTATTGAGTATTCTCGTTAATCTGACGATATCATCTTCGCTCAGAGTTTTTTCAAACGGGTTTCCGCCATACTCCCGCTTGATGATCTCCATGGCCATTTTCATCTGGTCGGCCGGAGCCATGGTAGCGCCCTCGGGGAATGCCCCTGAGTTCTTGGCAAAATCTCTCCATGTCTGCCCACGGAACTGGAAGGCTCCAACGGCTACATTCCGCACATCAGGATAACGCGTCATATCCTGTAGCATCTCGTGCTTGCCGCTGTCATGGGAAACCGTTCTCCAGTTCGCCCCTTCAGCGGTCGCAATCAAGTTATAGAACATCTCCTCCTGCGTCATGGGCCGTTTCACAGAGATGTCTGGCTCGCTCATGCCTTGCAGCAGTTTGTCTTTTTGCTGGTTGAAGGCTACAACTCTTTCTCCTGGAGAGCCCCCTGCTCGAATATTCCCTATCGTCGATAGGAGGTCCTGGGTTTCCTTAAGTGCGCGTGGTAACCATTCCTCAACCAATTTTTTGGCTTCAGTATCCTTGACAGTTCGTTTCTGGCCTGTCTTCGGATCGACCATGGTGACAACATCGCCTGTGGTTCTCCACTCCTTCAGGAAAACGTCGATCTTCTGCAGCTCAGCAGCCCTCTGCTTGACTTTTCTCTCAATACTGTCGACGACTGTATCGATAACACTGGCTGCGACGAAGCCAAGTTCAGGCTTATTCTCAACAATGCTTCGCTTGAATGCATTAGTGATGTAATCAATGAACTGTTTAGCAAACTCCTCAGAGAAGGTAGAAAACCCGTTCTGGATATATGTTTGCAGAGCAGCGACATTGACTGCTTGGCTCTCGGTATTAAGGCTATTAGCCGTATTCTCGAACTGTTTGGTTAAGGCATCAAAGCTCATCGCACTTCTTTGCGCTGGAATTTCAATTCCAGCTGTCCTTCCAGCCTCCGCAATTTCGGAAACTACTGCCAGAACCTTATCCAGATTGGCCTTGACAGCCGGGTCGAAGAACCAAGACATATCAGGGTTAGATCTGATCGTTTGAAGAGCATTATATTCCTTCTCCCGCTCAGGGTTGTTACCCAAAGTTCCAGCTAGTTTCTCTGAATCAAGCTCGCTGGCTGTATTGATCAGCGCCGAGCGCAGGGCATTGACACCAGTGAGCAAGTCTACGGCTGTATTTACCGTATCCTGTACCGCTTGTTGATCAGCCTCCCCCGATCCGCCAAGACTGCTTTGAATTTGCTGAAGCAACACCTTGCGGCCCTCATCGGACCCTCGGTATTCCGCCAATTTTGCAAGCTCAGTGACAATATCCGCGGAAGTTATTTTGCTGTCAGCAGAGACGCCAAAAGTCTGTTTAGCTTGCTCTGTCAGTAAGGCAAGCTGTTTGCTTCTTTCAGTTACTTGCCGATCATAGGAGTCAGTCGGAGCCTCTTGATCATTATATGCTTTACCGTATTTTGTCGAGGCACGATCACTCTCCATCTGCGCTTCGGTAAGCTGCATGGCGAGGTCGGTCGGGTTATTGGCAGTGAATCTGTTTTTTAACCCTTTAAGTTTGTCAGTCGGCTCCTTTAATGCGTCAGAGAATGCTTCGAAAACTTCCCAGACTGCTAATACCGTCAAAAAGAAACCTATGACCCCCTTAACGTGTGGCGGGAGAGGTGATGATACAAGGGTGGATAGGCGAGCGACTGCTGCCGTTCCCATGATCTTCGCCCCCCATCGCTGAAACGCAGAACCCATGGCCGTAACGAGGCCAGTAATGCCTCCTACACTTCCTCCGACCATTCTCGCGCCAAGCGAGGCAGACGCAGCTCGAGCAAACATACCAGAAAATACTTTCTGAATAATCTTTGACCCGGTAATCCCAATAACTATAGCGTCGAATATAGTCTTACTGATCCCACTTGAGTCGGTAGCCGCAATCGCTCTGTCAGCTTGGTATGTGCCTAATCCCCCGAAGAAAGCGCCTACTGCTCCCTTCGCAATAGCGCTGATCGGACTTCTAGCGCCTTTAGCCGCCGCCATGGCTCCCGCAGCCGCTCCAGCAAACCCTGTAGCGATAGTGGAAGCGCGAGTGCCTGAGCCTGCTTCTCTATCCCGCTCATTGCCTTCCGCTCGGTCAATAATTTTTCCAAGGAGCTCAGCAAACCTACTCAACCCTGTTACAACTCTGGTTAATGGCCCGAGTAATGGGCTGATAGCTTTATCCGCGAGAGCTTCTAGCTGATCTCTGAGGTTTTCTGAAGCTTTTTTCAAGCTTTCCATCGCCACGGCAGCCGATTCAGCGGCTGTCGGCGCCGCCGTTCTGCGGGCTTGAATGTCGATTAATGCCTGAGGGTTATCAAGCAGCGGCGTCAGAGCACGTACCGCCCGTTGATCAAGTGCCCGCTGCAGCCCGATCAAGGATTCTGGGGAGTTGGCGCGAAGGCGTGTCAACTCCTGAAGGGCGGCCTGCATGGGGTCGCCCGTGTCAGTAAATCCTGCGAACTTGGCTCTTGCCTTGTCCGGGCTTACCCTTTCCCCAATCTTCAGGTACTGGTTAGAAAGGTAATTGGCAAATTTATCGTCAGGAGAAAACAGCTCCTTTAAGAGTTGGCTTAGCCCAGTACCGATTGTGGATGGCTTACGGCCCGCATTACGCAGCGCAGCAACAAGGTTCAGATACTGATCCAAGTTGATGTTGGCTGATTCAGCGAAAGAGGCTCCAAAGTTGAAGATGCTTTGCAAGTCTTCTACGGCAAGTTTGGAGACGTTAGCTGCCTGGGCGACCTTGTTGGCAATGTCCTCAGGGCTGATATTGTCCCATACGGCTTGAGCTGTCGTAATAATGTCCGCAGCTGTCTGCAGCGACGTTCCCGAAGCTGTAGCCAGATCAGAAACCGCCTTCACCGCTTTCGGTACATCCTTGAGTTCAACGCCCGCCTGGATAACCGTCCGCACGGCGGTGGCAATATCGTCAATTTTAAAGGCACTGGTGGTCGCAACCTCCTCAATGACCTTCTTCATATTGACCATTTCACTGGATGTCGTGCCAGTGATGGCTTGGATGCCTTTTAGGTCATCCTGCAAGTTAATAGCCGCCGCCGCAAGATCCTTAAAGCCTTGGATTAGCTTATAGAGAATCGTGTAACCGACGGCATATCTCAAGAAGTTATTGAGCAGTATCCCTGCTTGGTGCCAAAACGGGTTGCCATGGGCAACCTCTTGGTTAACGTCACGATAAGCTTGCCCGAGCCGGTGCATATGGTCGGTAAGCCGCTGTACCCTTTCTGGCGACTGCCCAGACTGATAGGCACGATCGCGCAACTCTTCAGTGCGACGACGCTGCTCAGCAAGGTATGCGCGAACATCCTCCCGATTCTCTTCTCTCACATTGAAGACGCTTTTTCCGGCTGCAAGGTATTCCCTACGACCAAGCTGATAGCTTGTGTCCTGCCGGCGAGCCATCATCTCCTCGCGGCGATCAATGATCTTACCGGCTGACTTTAATTCCTTCCGATACTGCTCCAGTTTCTGAGCAGTTTTAGACACGTTATATTTGACTGGGTCAAGATATGCCTTTAACGCTTTATCAAGTAATTCTAGTCCAGTCTGTAGCTGCTTGATTTCTTCAGCAGATTTGCTGGTGTATTGGGTGCGATCAAACCCTCCCAGGGTTTTAAACGCTAATGTCGCATCTCCGACTCGAGTCTTACGCTCTTTGCGCGTTTTAGCAGCACGTTCTAACTCTCCGGCTTCCTTCTTGGCAGCATTGTTGGCGACCGTAGCTTCATAGACAAAGTTAAGCAGATAATTAAACTCTGCGTTTAACGCGGCGTCGGCCCGTCCAACAGCAGTAGCCACGGCCGCCTGATAACCGCTCACTGCATATTGCAATTGGCGCATCTGGGCGCCGGTCGCGTTCGCATAGTCTTGAGGAGACTGCCGCTTGACCTGGGCAAAGACTGACCGGAATTTATTTAGATTGTCGCTGCTCGTCTGACGAGTGCTCGCGGCTTTCGCTTCCGCTACTCGGCGCGTTTGTTCCGCTTTTACCTTCTTCAGGTACTCTTCATACGCGGATACGCGCTGCTGGTCGTAACCCGCCGTTCCAAGAGTGACATTTTCCTGATTGATAGACTGGTCGATCGCTCGCGATAAGTCACGTAGGCGGCGATCAGTCAAGTTCTGCAGGGTTTGGTTCGCTCGCGGGGAAAATTTGACGACAGCCTTTCGGAGGTCATCACGCTTAGCAATGTAGCTGGAGTCCTTGGAGACCGCGTTGATAGAATCAGCAAGGTCTTTTCTGAACTGCTGCAATCCTTCGAATTCCTTATCGTATTGCCGGCGAGCATCCCCTTTGATCTTGTGGATCGCGCTTTGGTACCGGTTAAGGTAATCGAGGATATTGGCTTTCTCACCAGCGCTGAGAGCTGCGATATCCTTAACGGATCTACCGCCTATTGCTTGCTCGAACGCGGTCCTGGCCGAGATTACGCCCTTTTGATTATCAGATAACCGAGTAAGCGCATCTGCTTCTTTCTTGATGGCTCGTTCTTCGGTCTTGAGCTGCTCAGCCAGCGCCCGCATTTTATCGCGCTGATCTTTTATCGCCTGCGTGGCTGCAGTCCCCAGTGCGCGTGTGCCGCTGACATAGGCTTGGATGACGTCTCTGACCTCGGAACGACGCTCAGGAGGGAGCGCTGCCAGCTGGGCGGCAGACTGGGCCCCCACCAAGCGCTGATATTCCTTCTGCAAGTCCCCCAGGCTGAGTTGCTTAGTATCGAGCAGGTCCTGAGCCCGGGTCGCCTTACCGCGAGCTTGCAATTCCTTTACTACTTGACTTCCTAAGTCAGAATACTGGTTAAAACGTGTCTTGCTGTAGAGTTTGGTGCCTTGCTGCGAAATCTCGGCCGCCCGGGCTCTCTTCAGCGCAGCCGCAAATTCATCAAGCTGCTGATCCGAATAGCCTGACAGTTTTTGGCTGCGGGTGGGCTTAAGTTCGGTAACGACCTTGCCCAAAATCTGCATCTTTTCTTTCTGAGTCTCTGCATTGTCTGCCTGCCTTTTGAGCTCGCGTAAGTGCTGCTCTCGCTGCTTAAGCAATCCATCAACTTGCTTGATGGAATCCTGCATCTTGTTATTGCTTTTACGCAAGTCAGCAACAAGCTTGGCGCCGATATTCTCAGCGGTCTGCATGATCTCCACCCTACCAGTTTCATCTTTGATAGGTCGAGTTACATTGCGAATATCTCTGACTTTACCAAACTCGCGCTGAATCTGGCTCCAGGTACTCGATAATTCTTGCAGATATGCTTTGTATCGCTCAAGCTCACGGCGATTCAGCTTGTCGACACCCATCTTGCCGGCGGCAGCTTCCTGCACATTTTTCAAGAACGGCTTAGTGAATTTTGAACGCGACTGTACCTGTTCGAGTTTTTCAAGCGCACTGGTAAACTTAAGAACTGACTTTTCCGCCTCCAAAAATCCTTTAGTCTGGATAATTTCAGGACGTTTCTTCGCCTCCTCATAAATACTGCCCAGCGTACTTTTTAATTTCGAAGTGAGATCTTTTGTATCGAATTTAGGATCTATTTTGATCTTCTGCTGAACAATAGCGTCCCCTCCAGGCAATTTTTGCAAGGTACGCAGGACGACATCAGTGAGCTGCTTATCAAGGCTTTTCAGCTGGCTGTCATCGATCTTGCCGGACTCTAAGATGACATTTAGCTTTTGGATAATATCAATACTGTTCATCGCCACTGTTTATCTCCTTAAAACCCGCAGGCTTTCAGGGCTTCTCTGCCCTCTGGTGTCGTGATGTCATGATGAGCAGCGTCGCCATCATCGCCATTATATTTGCCGCCCATCCCATAGAGAACCGCCTCCATCCTGGTCTGAATAGTTTTACTAGCATGCTCCCCTTTCATGATCACTGCCTCTTTGATTGAGGAAGCGTCATGACACCAGTAATATTCGTGCGCCAAGGCAACATTGAAATCGGCAAGGTAAAGGCACGATCTTTCACTGTCAAGGCTGGCCAACCACTCGGCAAAGGCGGTGCCCATAGATCGCCCGATCCTGATATTGTTAGGCTTCGCCTCCGCATCTTCCGCGGCTTCACGCATCTCCGCTATTTTTATAAGGACGCGCTCTGTCAGCTCATGCAAGTTCTCGCGTACCCGTGTGCGAGCGTAAACCAAGCAAAAGCTATCTTCCACTATGTGCGCGAAAGCGTCCTGAGTGATGTCAACATCGGACAAAGCTTCAAATATACATCGCTCAATCCCGAGGGATAGGTATAAGTGATCGTCTTTTGGGGGGAAGTTGTGAAAAAGTGACATGATCGCACATCCATGTGGCTGATTGCGCCGATTATACAACAAAAAAGGGCTGCCGATATGCTCGACAGCCCTTTATACCCGAGTGGACTCTTCCGCGCTGGCTAGCCTGAGAAGTACATTCCGTATGGGTGAGTTGGAATGAGGTCAGCCAAATGATCCAGGTCTCCGCCCACCTCGTATTCAGCTATGGCCGGCTGCAGAACTTTGAACGTCATTGGAGTGACAGCCCAGTTGTCGTTGGAGAACGCGTATTGCATACCGCCGGATACCGCAACTTTCCAGAACTTGAAGCCGACAGGGCGGCCAGAGTTGTGCTCCAGGCCAATGACGTCGACAGTAAAGTAGTTGGTTTCGGTAGAATTGCCAATACCGATTTCGTTGGCCTTGTAAATCAAGGTGCCAACTGGGGCATCGAACAACAGAGGGGTTTTGGTGCCGTCAACAGTAATCTTCGCCATCAAAGCGTTGGGCGCATCCCGCGCTGCTTTGTCTTTCACAACAACCACAGACACTTTTTCAGGAGCGCCGACGTTATGGAATACAATCATGTCACCAATGGTAACGTCCGCCAGCAAGATATCGGTCTCGATGATTTCGTTGGCAGTCGTGCCTTTAGTGTAAGACACAGCCACGGCACCGTCGTAAGTGGTAGGAGCTACCAGCTCAGTGCCCTCGTTGATCATTACCCGGATGTTACGGCGAGAATACTCGTAGGCCTGGGCATCGATGGTGACGTTGGTGCGGGTAATCACCGTGTCGATCAGGGTTTTAGGCAAGCCGCCTTCCAGGTCGACAGATTCTTGGTTGAAGTTCACAGTGGCACTTTGCAGCAAACCCAAGGAGTTTGATTGTGTCAACTGGTTGGCCAAGGTCATTGGCCCCATTCTGATCTCAGCGTTACCGATATGGAATTTATTGGTAACTGGCATTCCTAGTTGTGCCATGATTCTACCTCCATGTAGAGTGTGAGTTGTTAAAGTAATTCATGTTCCAGAGCCAGTACAATACACCAAATGCGGTGAAATGAAAATGACTTGTATCATCATTTTTTGAACCGATTTGCGATGTCCGCGATGAGTTTCAGTCTCGACTTCTTCTTATAGCGTTTTTCTGCGGCCTGAGCTTGCTGCACCTCTTTTTCTTTCAACGATTTCCATTCTGCTGTCGACCGCGTTGACAGATAGCGTTGATTTTTCGCTTTGAGTTCTGCTTTAATCGCGGCATTCTTCGCCTTAAGTTCATCGAAGCGCTTGTTGTTCTCAGCAATCTCTGTACTTCTCCATTTTCCGGAGCGATCAGTTTTAACAGCCCTTCCTCCTCCGAACGTGCGTAAGGCCTCCATCTCCATTGCCCGTTTCAATTTCAACTCCTGAGCTTTCAATTCCTCCAAAGCCTCATTGAGTCTCATCTGGTCGGTGGCTCTTTCTTTAGCTCGCTTAACAGTCGGAGGGGTAGTGCGGCGACGTTTCGGGATATTTCTCTTTAGATTCTGTTCGGCTTTGGCCAGCTGAGCAAGAGACCCGCCAGGAGGAGTAGGTAGTCCAAGGTATTTGCGCAATGCAGTGCCACCCTCGATCGCTAAGGCTCGAAGCCATGGCCGTTTGGACTCGGCTGCCAGTATGCGATCAATCCCTCGCAACTGCGTATTAATGTAGGCCCCATCTTCATTTTGTTCTGGACGAGTAAAGTTGAGTCCTAAACCTGTAGTCAATGATACTACCTTACCAGTAGCGAATGGGACGGTAAACAATAAGTCCATCTTCGGATTCCAGGCTGGAATACCTATCTCAACCTGATAGCTCACTCGTCCATACGTTTTCTTGTTCTTGCCCCTGCCCAGAGTGAAAGCAGTCACTCCTTGACTAGCTTGGGGTGTAGTCACTTTTGCGAAGTTGCTGTAGCGTAATGAACTCAAGCGTGTCCTGGCAGCCGACCGAAAGGCAGCAAACCCTTTTCCGGTATGTTTCCAGTAAGTTGGGGTAGTGCTCAGCAGCTCATCCTTTTCCCACAAGGTATAAGGACGTAGTGCTGAAAAAACCCCGCTCACCTCGACCGTGTCGGCGCGATTAAGCCCTATCGCTTTAGCTTCAGCGCCGTTTGTTTTAAGGGTGAATGCTCGGCGAAATGGGGTGTCATAACCCTGGTAATTCGTGTCCTCGTTGCCCTTATAATATGTACCATTGAACCGAGGAGGTACCTGCGGCTCCTGCAGGGCTTCAACCAAAGTCTGAAGAGATGCCTTATAGTATAGGTAGGTAGCAACCTGCATCCGGGTAGCTGGACGCGCAATCTGTTGTGCAAGTTTCCTGAGATCGGACACTGCTTGAGGTGCAGCAACTTCCTTTATACCAGACTTAGACGATAGAGGCTCAGCCGACTCCTTTTTAAGTAAATCAACCAACTCCTCAGGTATTGTCTGTTTAATGGACTGCCTGATTTTCAATAGATCGGCAATATACTTCTTGAATTCAGCTTCACCGCCGCGCTTACCGTTCGCCATCACGAACTCGGTACGTGCCCTATCCAGGGCCTTCCCTGTAGGAGGCTTCAGTAATTGAACCTTCGCTTGGCTCCCAGGGAGGCGGCGAAAGATGGTCATTAGACTTTGCGACTGGCGCGGGCAGTAACGGTCACAAAACGCAAGCCAGATACCCGATCGGCCTGCTGCGGTGTGACCCCAGAAGAGACGATAAACAAGGAACCAGCCTCTACTGGCGGATTCTCTTCATCCGGAGCCAGCGAATAATCGCAGACGATGAAGGATTTGCCGGCTTTGAACGTGTCGATGAACATGCTGACATAGTCTAGGCTCTCATACTGAGATGGGTCTAGCGCAGTCATTACTCCGATATCGAACATTACCAACCATAACGGGTCCATCGGGTCTTCCGCAATCGAGGCAAACTCCCAGCATACAGCAGGCTGATCACTTTCCAGGATATCCGTACTAAACCTCTCGGTTGCTAAGTCGATAAAGGGAAGCCCCTTGCTGACTGCAAGTTGCAGGGCATAGAAGTCAATCGTTGATTTTACCGCTTTAGTAAATGTGCTGTAACTCATGATGACCTCTTTTGGATTGCGCGACAGATCTTGAATCCGGAGGCGCTTGTGACTTCCGTGATGTCGTGAAACCGGCCAGCAGCCTGAAGCTCATTATCAGTATCCACCGGGCAGTCTCGCGGAAGCATAATTGCGTTCTGAGTGTAGGAGATGTTATCGAATTCCTTGCCCTGCTGGAAAGTTATCCGTTCCACGTCACACCAGAATTGCCCGAGAGAGCTCCGTGTGGCCGTAGCCTTCATCCCAGACGCCGCAGTGGTATGCGAAAACCCATACAGAGTACCAAAGTACGCAGCTCTGTGGATCAGCGCTACTTTGCTGTATGGGTCGACAAAAATATCGTGATTCTCGTTACCAAGCAAATAGACCACACCTGTCTGAGAAAACTTGATGACAGAGTAATTGGCAAGGGCTGTATCCCACTCTGGGACTAGAAGATGCCGGCGCTTATTCCCGAACTCGCGCTCGGAGATAAACCGATCAAACGGAAGTAATGTGACTAGGGAGACGTCCTCATCCCAGTCCACCCCATTCCAGCCAGCGACCGCAGTCTTGGCAAATTTCGTTGCTGCTTTGGCTAAGTCCATACATCACTGCGTCGAGGTGACTGGGTCAACGGCGAGCGCCACACCAGCAAATAAGGTGATTGAAGCAACCGTGGCTGTCTGCGCGGTCAGGTCAGAGACAATGCCTTTGTAATAGGCCGCTCGGCCAGACAGGTCTCTGATCAGTTTATCCCAATCTATGGTAGGGAATCGACTCAACGTGTTCTTCCCGTCGCCGACCTGCTGTGGCGCGGCGAATTTCAGGGATTGTGCAGCAAGCACGGCACAGTAGTATGTGCAGTACAGTGTAATCGCATCGGAAGTAGATCGAGCAGTTTCCGAAGCGTCAGTGGCCGCCCCCGCGGCATATAGTGCCACATGGGTCGGCAACCAACTCAAAAGGTCCAACCGAAGCTCTTTATCGAGATTTCTGTCAATCAGCGCTTGGTCAGACAAGTCGGATTGGTCCACCCCGAGTACAGAGCGGATTTGGTCTGTATCGGTGTAGAGTATTTCCGACATTTTACAGCTCTTTAATCAAGCCAGCAGCGATCTGGCTACGCAGCCAGCCTGTCATCTTTTCTACCACGACAGGATTTCCTTTGGGGAAAATCTGCAGGGTATAAGGGTCTCTCAGCTTTACGCTGGAAATGAACTGTTTTGGCTCAATGACTTCCAGAGTAGTGCGCAGGCTAATCGGGTCTGGTTGAGTTTCTTCCACCGCAACCACTTCTGCCAGTTGCTCCCCGAGGACGTCTTCGATTTGCCCAACATCTTCTGGAGTTATCGTTTCCAGCTCTTTCTTTGCTTTCGCCATCATGTTTCTCCTAAATGAAGCCCTGCCGAAGCAGGGCTATCAGATATATCAGCCGGCTGCCTTAAGCGCCTGCAGTCAGGGTCAGCATCTTCCAGCCTTGATCAATCAGACGGAAGTAGTTTTCGCTGAAGTCAAAGCGCATTGCTGTGCCTTTTCTCAGAACGAACTCTTCGATCGCCTGATAGGTCGCGCCCACATAGACAACCTTGCGGATCGCCTTGGTGCTGTCGATACCTACGATGGTGTTGGCGCCGATAGTTGCGGTCTCCACCGGGAATACTCTGACGACATTTGGGATGCCTGGGAGAGACATCAACGGCAGAGAGGTCAAGTACGCATTACCGGTATTGTCAGTGACAACCGGACGATCAGAGCGTTTTTCGATAGCCAGGAACGAATCCAGGTCCATCATGGCCCAGTCGATGGTCATCTTCTTCCAATCTTTGCGCAACCATTTGATCCACGCTTTGTTGGAGATGACACCATCGGTAGACAGCGCTGAGTCATAGACAGCTACATCTTCTGGAGTCAGAGCAGACATGCCAAGGTCGGTATCACCGTAAACCATATTGTAAATGGCTTCGTCGATGATCGCCGCACGTTCAGCCGCCGCTTGCTCACGCAACGCAATGCCCACAAGATCCAAGGTGGATGCTTGCAGAGACTCATTGGAGAACTCGATACCCAGCGAGATGGTTGGCAATCTGAACGAGGTTTCGCTCAGAGTGATGCTTACCATTGATGGTGGCAGCGACAATTGTGAAATCGGCTGGCTACGCACCGCTCGTGGAGCAGTTAAGTTGATGATCGGCTGATCAACCCGCGGGCTATCCGAGTTGAAAGTGGTCGCGATCATTTGGTTGAAAGTCGCCTGATAGGAAGACTCATCCGTGGTCAACTCAGAAGCGATCATTTCCAGCACCGCTGCCGGGAACAACAAGCGACCAGTCAAGGTTTGAGCTTGGCTGCCATCCGGACGCATAATGGCATTCATGTTGATATCCGCCAGCCCGCCCAAGACGTCCTTCATAGAAGGCGGCTTAATGCCGGTCTTGTTATCTGCGGTCAGGAAGAGCCCATTAGATGCCAGCGCCTGCTCGAACGGGGTTCCGAACTTTTCAGCATCGGTGTCCGCGCCGTACTTCTGGTTAAGGTATTGTGGCAACGACAGATTCAACTTAAAAGCTGCTGCGTAGTCGTCCATGCTCAAGGTAATTTCATGAGCTTTACCGCTTTTGTCGACAAGTTGTGTCATTTCGAACCCTCCTTGGTTCTTAAGTTAATTAAATGCGTTCCAACAGGACGGTGTCCCCTGTTACGCCGGTGCCAGTGACATGGCGGATGCAGCGCCAGAGTGCTCTGAGTGGAGCAGTCTGAGTGAAGATGTTGGTCTTCACGCTGTAAACCGAAGTATTATCAGGATTAACCGACCAAGTTGAGACTGTGGCAACCTTCGTTGATCCGACGTAGTCGGTGATCACTTTGGTTTGACCAGCGCCGGTACCGCTCAATATTTCAACGGTCATACCGTTGTAATAGTCATCGACGGCCGACGCAGTTCCATCCAAAGTGATTGAAGTTGCGCCACCAGCAGCAGCTGTGCCTGCCTCAACTTCGACAGAGGTCAGAGCCGGAGCACCGCCTGCTTTAACTTGGGCAGCACCGACAGTTCCCAAAGCTACTTGAGTGTCAGCAACAACATAGCTACCAACTGCCAAAGCGCCGACTTGGTTAGCACCTACCGCAGCCTCAACGCGACCTTCGAGTTGGACGCCGCCAAAGCTGAAACCGTCATTGACCGTGAAAGGTTCGATGGCTTTGACAAATCCGTCGATTTCGTCGCCATTGGTCGCCAACACATAGTTATTGGCAGTACCCAGCTTGACGGCTTTATTCAGGTCCTTGTCAGAGAATTTGGTGGAATTGTTTGGCCCCAGTGCAGCAGAAACCAATTCTGTTTCGACTAATTGAGTAAATACAAATGCAGTCATTTTTCTACCTCCATGTAGAAGTGTGGGTTAAGTTTACTTTTTTACCGGTCTCACCGCGCCGATTCGCGCAGCATGCATCGGCATGACAACCGCCCCCATGCTTCCCTCATCAGGAGCATCACTTGGAGGCTGAGCCACCCCGCCGATCTTGAAGGACTTGCCGAATTCAGCATTCACCTGTGTAAAGTGCTGCAACAAAGCCTCATCGCTCAGCGAGCTCAAATCGCTACGGGTACCGCCCAAGGCGATCTTGCGCAGATTAGAGAAATCCTCCACGATGGTACGCATTTGCGCATGCGTGGCATTCATCGCATCGACTTGAGCTTGGATATTATGCTGTTCGACCGACATGGTAACCAGCTTCTGGTTGGCTGTTGCCAACTCAGCTTTCAAATAGGAGACCAGACCATCATCAGCCGGCTGCAGTGCCGCGGCGACTGGTGCTTCAGCGGACGCCTCTGGCGCTGGCGGAGTCTCTGGAACTTCTGGCACTTCTGGTGCAGACGCCTCTGGCGCTGGCGGAGTCTCTGGAGTTTCTGGAAGTTCGGCTGAACCTGTCAAAGTCAGCAAAGCTGCTTGCTGTTCAGTAAGAAATTTAGTTTGTTTCGCCATGTCATCAGCCTCCATGCTTGTGACGTTTGTTGATTCCATTCTGGTAGGCCGCTGTTGCTGACCCACCGGTATCGATTTAGATGGCTTTGTCAATTTGCTCATCATATCATCAATTGACATAATTCCGTCAATTAATCCGACTGCATGCGCTTCTGCGGCCAAGAACTCTCGACCATCGGCCATGGTATTGTGGACGATCTCCGAAGTTGTTTTGCGCGATTTCGCAACATGCGCTACGAATTCATTATACATCGCATCAAGCCGATGCTGAATAATGCCTTGCGCTTGTGGCGTTAGTTTCTCATACGGGCCGCCCAAGGCTTTAAATTGCCCAGCCCTTAAGACTGTAGCCTTGATGCCTTCATTTGCCAACATCTTCGTGATTTCCTGATGTACCGTAATGACCCCGATCGACCCGACGGTAGCCATCTTGGACGCATAGATTTGTTTCGCACTGGCGCCGATCCAGTACGCCGCCGAAGCCATCATGCCATCGGTATAGGCATACACCGGTTTACTGATTTTAAGCAGAAGGTCGGATACCATTTCAATACCCTTGGCAGCTCCGCCAGGAGAGTCAATATGCAGCAAAATCTTATCGGTCGTGCTGTCTTGTTCAGCAAGGATCAGTGCCTCACGGATATCCGGATAGCTGGGGATCCCAAATAACTTGGTCACCCAGTTACTGGATGAAACGATGCCACCCTTAATGGTTACCATCGAGACGTTCTGATGATTACTCAGCAGGGCATTGTCTGGAGTCTCCTCCTCGACATTCATAGAGCGGAGCTCGACATCGAAGGATTTACTCTCGAGGGCGAGGTATGTGTCAAAGGAATCTTCATCCCCCAACCAATAATGATATTTTGGCATGTTATGTTCCTGGCTTATGGCGAGTGGTGTCGGAATATAGCTGATCTATTCTCTGATGAGTACGATCGAACCCCTGGTTCAAGTCGTGCTTCAGGTCTCGTAATATCCCTTCTAAATCGTCCCTGGTAACGAACCTGGATTCAATATGTGCTATTCTAAGTTCGTATTGATCTAATTTGTTGTTAACATCTCCGACCTTGCTTGCCGCAGCTCTGAAGGCTATCGAACTGACTGCCGCAACCCCCAGCCCAGCCCAGTTGGCGAGTTTCTCCAAGAGTTCGATCGGCTCGAATAGCGGCTCTTGCATATCACATATCTCTGAAGACATTCAGAACTTTGTCCACATAGCCCTGGTTCTCGAAATGCCCTCCGGAAAACCTGACTGACCCAGCGTTGTAGGCAGCGGCAACCCCAGCATAACCATGCTTATCAAAGAACCTTGACATTAGCTTAGACAAGTGGAGAGTGCCATACTGTACCCCTATAACTCCGCAGAGCTCTGGAAAGTACCCACGGAACCCATGCTCCCTGGCAACCGCCCCCATGATCTGCATCGGCCCCCATGACGCTTGCTGCCCCATCCATTCAGTATTCCTCGACCCAATGCTGGGGAGATACGGAAAATCAGCCGGGGCCTTTTCATTATTGATCTCTTCTGGTTTCAACGACCGGAACGGGCTATCTGAATGCACATTCCACAGATAGCGGTATGCTACCTCTGTTCTCCAGGCACACTCCTGCGCGTCCGATTCAACAACCATAATTGCCCGGATAAATCCAGGTGCAACATTATATTTTTGCCCTAAAGCGTAGATATCTTTTGCAGTGACAGTCATATTATGCCTTCTTATTGCTTTTACCGCCGGCTGCTGTCGGCGTGTTAGGGGTTAAAGCTTGCTTTACAGGATCTCCATTAGGGCTCGGAATCTCGGCTCCGTTCCCCGCCCCGCTAGAAGTTACAGTAAACAGGGAGCCAGATAAAGGAGGCGCCCCAGGAGCTCGTGGGCCTGTATGCAGCAGCTCTGCAGCCTCATCATCAGTTATGAAGCCCAGAGATAGTTGCTCGAGGATCCTGGTTTGATGCATAGACTTGAAAGCTTCAAGTTCTGCTTCAGGGCGCAAATCGATAGAGTCGAACTCACAAACCACATAGCCCTCGAAGCCGAGCAGGCGCATGGACAAAGTGAGGGCTCGAGAAAGCACCGCTTCAACAGGCCGATGAGGGCTGGCTGCGGTTTTCAAATATAGGAGGCTTTCCGTGCTGGAAGTGTTTTGCGATCCGCCACTGGTTCTCTTGCCGACGATCGCCGCCGGCGTCTTCAAGGCCGTGGCCAAGATTGCATCAATAGTTTCCATGAGCGGCTTGTAATCAGCCGAAGCCCCGATCTCAGAATTCAGATAGTCAGTTTGCATGGAGTCGAAGTAAATGATTGCAGCTTCCGGCGTTAAGCTTTCGATCTCAGTCTTGATCTTGAGACGTTCATTCTCTACCCACTGAGCAATCTGCACTGGGTCTGACTGTACAGACGGCGGAGCGCTCTTAATGACATCCTGCAAATTCAGTTTTACCACCAAGCGCGAGTGCCCAGACCTCTTCACCACCCGGCGAATATCGTCCACCGTCTCAGCATGGAAAAATGAGGTATTAAGCCCAGGCTCCATCGGCGACTGACTATACGTCGAGGTTAAATCTTGATCGAGAGCAGCATAGAAAAAAGTTGGGATATCCAGCAGGATGTCCTCTCCATTCGCGGTTTGGTACGGTATGGCTTTGTTAGTTTCATTGGCACCCAGTTTCTGGTTACCCACCTTCCATTTAATGGTCTCAGGGCTGACTGGCTGTAATCGGTATGGCACTCCAGCCTCATCAAGTACCAGTTCGACCGCACAAGCTCCGGTCAACGGGATGGAGCGAATCAGCGACGACTTCACCAAATCGAAAGTCATCCGGTCGTCAAAGCCCAAGGTATAGTCGTACTGGTTATTGAATCGGTTAATCAAGGAGCGTAGAAGCGCCGATCCGTCCGCGCTAAGCTGGTGGTCAGCGTCGTACACCCGCATATAGAGTTCGGTCTCTGCCAGCCGCACCAAAGCGGCCACAGCGGCAGATACGTCCCCGTGCACCCGCGCCAGTGTGCGGATCGCTTGCAGCGTCTGTCCGGTATTGCGAAGGGAGGCGAGGGTTTGGTTGAAGTACGAGGTGAGCGAATTGGTGATATTCGCATCGGGGTCTTTGCCGGTGGTGGGCGTAGCAGTGACCACGCCATTTTTCAGCTTTTTGATCACCACCTTGTCGTTTATGTCCGTTGCCATCCGGGGCTCCCCTCTGTTATTCCGTTATGATATGCTGATCAAGCATATTATGCAATATCACTCATTGTCACGCGCCCAGGCATCACGGCACTCGATAGAGCACCACCGATGCTGTGGGCTTTTCGTCGTCGCGGGACATTGCCAACAGATCTGTTCAGGGTTATCCAGGCGTATCTCCACTTTCCCGGTCTCCTCATCACGCATCTGCTCAGTTTTATTAAGCGCCGCCTTTAGAAACACCTCGGTTGTCGCTGCAGCCGCTTCAGAATTGATCCCATCCATGGGTGTGAGTCCTTATTCCTCTGGTGTCTCTTGCATCGGCAAGGTAACTGACATATAGCCGACGATACCTGGATATTTGCCGGTTCTGCAAAACTCCAAGAAATTATCCATGCGCTGCTGATTCATTTTCGCAGTAGACAGCAAATCATCCGTAATCGCATTCCGAAGATGTTGTAATTTATTGTCTACTTCCAGCAAAACCATGCCAACATTGTCGATAGTCAAGTTGGCATGAATATGCTGCGGGATCAGCGCGGCCACATTAATTTCATCATCATTCAGGAGTACTGCGGTTTGTCCAGTCATAAATATAATCCCCAAGCAAGATCAAGAATAACGCAGACGAACAAGTAGGCCGCCTGCCCAAGTGAAATAGCTAATATCCCGAGCAAACCCAGGATAAACAAGGTACCGGCCCATTCCATTAGCCCATGCGGGCCTTCCCCGAAAGCACCACGAATATCCGTATCGAGCCAGCTCAAAACCCTCTCCTGCGAAGCGATGACAGGGAGTCGGCTATAAATCAAGAGCATCGCCCTGGCATAGAGCCTGCGAATCAAAAACACGGCATTAGATACCGCCTTCAGCGTACTAGATCCTGCGCCCGTTGCTATCATATTTGTAATCCTTCCTAAAAAGGGTCAAAGGGTCGGCCGGCACTTCCTCCGGAATATTTTTACCAACTGTGGCTGACATCACTGAGAGCCTGGGCGTCCACGCCTCGCTATAAGCTGCTTCAACCCGTGTAGCAGCTAAATTAAGGTAGTTGAGGCAGTGCATGTAGTGGTCTGGCCCAGCCTTTACCCACTCAGATACGACATCCCCGTTCTCTTCCGAGCGATCAACCCGCTTGGAATTCTGCAAATGAGCCTCAACAAGGTCGATATCCGGCAGCCGCGCAAACTTCACATGCCGGTTGTTCACCCGCTTCACTACCGCATCCAGCGCTTTCGTGCGGTTTATTTCTAACGTGTAGTCAGATTCACGCACTTGCGATATCGCCGTGCGCCTGTCCGTTAGCGTATACATGGCAAGTAATACTTGGCCAGCCGAGAACCGGCGCTGGATGCGCAGCATTGTATCAGTATACGGCTGTGCGTCAAATACCGCGAGCTCGACGCCGAACTGAATAATCCGCTCAACCACGGTTTCAAACAAGGCATCATCCAGATCCTGCACAAGTTTGATCTGTTCGTACCAGATCACCTCAAGGTTTTCGCCGTTATTCTTACCCACCATGAGCCAGCTCGTCTTACCAACGTCAAGAGCCATGACCGTTCCCCGCACCCCGCCACTGTCTGGGTACATAGGCAGCAGTGTCGCACACTCCTTCACTCGCCCAGGCATGACCGAGTTGCTGGCATCCGCGAAGGGAAGCCCCAAGGTAAAGTTCCTGAAGTGGCCTACCTCTTCCTTATACTGCAGCATTTTCCGCAGCAATGAGGACGGGTTATGGTATTTAGGCAAGTCGAACGGGGACACCGCCCAACCCCTGATATCCTTCCGCTCTGTATATTCAGCCACCCACTCCCGGTGGTCTGGCCCCAAGTCAGCCTTGCTGACCGGATGCCGGCAACTCGGACACAACAACTTGGCCGTCTCTAGGAGCCCTCGGCCCTCCAGGCTTTGAACTTCCAGGTAAGTAATCTCATACATCGAACCGTCATAGCCAGAGACAACAACATGCTCAAGAAAGTTAGGCCAGAACCAGTGAAAACAGTGTTTACACCGAACAAGCCGGCGACGCTGATCGCTTTTATCATATTTCGCTGCCACGCCCATATTAGGAAGCGTAGGCGTCGAAAACTGCCGGCGGATGCCGCGGATATCCAATTCCTCATTGTAAATCCTTGAGTGCGAAAGCCGCGACTCAGCTGTGACCAACACTTCCGGGTTGGAGAAGTCAATTTCGTCCGAAATCAGGATGTCGGTAGGGATCGAGATAATCGCCTTGCCGAACGTCCCCATCATGAACAGCTGACTGGAGCCCAACTGCTTGAAGGAAGCGCTGTCGCCCCCCGGCACCATCAGTTCGGACAGAGCTCTGCTTCCCCGAATAACCGGATCGATTCGAGATTTGGAAAACCTAAGAGACTCATACACTGTAGGAAGAGTGTAGATTGCAACAGTATCAGGACTAATAGCAATAAACCCAAGGCCAAGCCTACAGATGCATTCAGAGACGCCCACCTGTGATGGCTTAGTAACCACTGAATTTGGGTGCGTATCGTCGACAATATCTTTTTGAAACTCATGGTCTTTAAAGCTGAAAGGTTTCCCATGTAACGTCGTATGCTTCTCCAGCCATGAAGACACCCGCCCCAGCGCCGAAGTGCTGGTAATTGCGTCCTTGATGCGGTTTACGTATTCCTGGGCGAAACTTGAAAGGGCCATCTGTATCCTGGTGGGTCATCAATGCTCGGCATTCATATCTATGCTGGGCATAGTGTCCGTTACAATCCCACCCACTTGCCATTTTTTATCTCTAACCGGCCCAGAACTTGCAGCAAACCTTTCAAAAGACTCCCCTCCCGATATCCAAGGTACAAGGCGTCTCCTCATGATCTCCTCTCTCATCGTCTCCGACATTGCCGGCAATAGCCCAGCTGATTCCCCTACAGCGATTCGAAATAAAGTTGTGGCCCCCCCTCGATACTGGAAAATCAACGGCAGACACCTGCCCAACCCAGGTTGGACATGCAGGAACAGCACCCAGCGCCGCTGTGTATTCAAGAAAACAAACCCGCGTTTAGTGTACTCCGGAGATAGCGCCTGTAAATCAGCTCGCATTTCAAGGAACTCGTCCCCCGTTGGGCTGTTAATGTCGAAAACGCTCCATGCCCTGGCTAATGTGCCCAATGACTGGTGTATTTCGCGCATCAACCCTGGCGACGCCTCCAACATCCGGAAGGCCAAAGTGTGATCTTGAGCCGTCTTTATCGCAAATTTCATTAAATCAAACTGCGAAACCAGCAGATTTAACAGGTATTTTGCCTTGCGGAGCACGGGAACCCGAGTATTTTTTGAAATAGGAGGGTGAATATTCATAGCGCTTTCTCTAATAACCGTTCCAACTCAGTAAAAAACACGTTCTGCGCATCCTCTGGAAGTATATTTACCGCTGCGACAGTAGCCAACTCCACTTTTCTCAGCCTGTCCTGGTTAGAAATCTCGGTATTCATCTTGGTGAGCATGGTAAACAGGGATGAGGTGGCTTGTACCATGTTTTTCATCTCCTGCGTTGTCGAGGTGCGCGACGTCACTGACTTTCGCAGCTTGGTGACGTACTCCAGCTGGTGCTGGATCTCTTGCATGAGCCCATTGAGGATCTTGTCGGCCGGGATCGCCTTGGAGTCGGCGCCTATACTGTCGTCGTCAAGGGAAACCGAACGGAGAATATCGTGGATTCTGAGGACTTGGTCGTCCGACAGATACCGCTTGTGCGTATCGAGCGCTTCAAGCAGCTCGTCGAGGGAGTAGTCTATTAGCGCAGTCATTTTCTTAAGAATATAACGACTAACGTCGTTAATCTAATAATTTTGCAAAATTATGAGTGAGCATCCGTGCTCAACGACATTCCGTTGATGCGCAGTATAAGGGGATTTTTTGAGAAAGCGATGATTTGAATCAATACTTGGCAAATATCTTGCCAATTTTCAGCGAATCCTGAGCAGGAATGTCAAAAACTGCCCAGGATTTGCCGGGAAATGCTCAACGTAACGGGATAGTATTACGTGGATTAAACGGAGATAATTGCCGCAGCCCGGGTCAATGAACGCTTCTGATACCCTCACTGCCTGGAATCAGACTGGCGGCGAGGAGGATTATACCTCAACAGGCCTTGTTGTCAACAACCGAGATCGGCCCAGGCTTGGGCGAGGCCGGCGGCCAAGGCTTTGGCAGCAGTTCTTGGGGGTCGGCACCGCAGAGCTTGGCGACACTGATCTGGGCAAGGAGATATTCGAAGTATTGTTGGGGGTTCATGGGGGTTGGATTGTATACCGGGAATTGAGATTTGGGAAAAATTTGTGGGGGGAACCTATTCGTTGCGTCCATACATCCCTGGATTTATCTACGGGTGGGTAATGGGTAGACTATGCATTCCTAACAACGTTACTTATAAAGGTAATCACTATGAAAACACATCAATTTTTAGATGATCTTAACAATATAGCCGGACATGATAGCGCTATTGCTAAGATTAACTTGGCTATTTCGGCCAATGCTGATGGCTTATCGGTTTCGGACATGTCCGAAACATTTTCGCGGGTACTGAATCGCATTGTTGCTGATAAGTCCATCATGTTAGACAGTATGAGGCATTCAGACTTGGCTGTCTTTTCACGTTTCGATAAGGCGATTCAGCGTCACAATGTAATGGTATTGTGGCAATCTGCGCGGCAGCATTTCGAGACGGACGGAGAAACAAGCCGATTTTTAAGCCATGTGCAATACAGCAAAAAAGACGGCTATCATTTTACTGTCAAAGCAAGCAAGGTTGAGATTAAGGGATATTCTACGTTTGAGGCAGCCGATGGTCAGCGCTTGATCTTATCGGCTAAAGCTAAAGCCGATAGCATTGATGTCTCGATCGAAACCTTGGTCATCCCGATTGAGCTGTTAATCGCAGACTATGAGACATGGAAACTTAGTTTAACAGACTTTGTAGCCGTTGAATTACATGCTAGTCCAGAAACTGCACCGGACATCACGCTTGAAACTGTTAATAACGATGAAAGCTTGCTAAAAAGTCTAAATGTGATGAAAGGACAACATCAAATAGACTTATATCAGCTTCAAAGCGTACAAGCTGAAAACCAATCATTATTGCAACAAATCGCTGAACTGCAAAAAGAAGTTTCAAAATATCGAGACTTATATCATGTCGCTAGTGGCTTGCTTTCAATGCCTGTTAAACCAAAAAGCAAAAGACGTGCATAATTAACTATAGCGTGCGGTAGCAATACCGCACGCGCACGCCTAAACCTATCGGCTGACGGTGGGTTTAGGCGTGCGCGTGCGCGTGCGCGTGCGCGTGCGCGTGCGTGCGTGCGTGCGTGCGTGCGTGCGTGTGCGCTATACGCCCGTTTACTCGGGGGCGCATTGTTGCGCCTATTGCATTGGTAGCCTGATTTTTCGGACATGTCCGAAAAAAGCCGGCATAACTTGAAACCGGTACATTTTGATTTAATGGACTTTCTGGGTTTCCCCAGGGCGATAAGACATGCTTCGGCGTCGCCATACTTCTTTCAACATTATATTGAACCCATTCCGGGCCTTGTTTTGGTATCCGGGGTGGTAAACCTAGCTGCGTGGCTACCATTCTTGGACGGTGGCAAACCTAAGCAGGACAAGTGTTTGAGCTTTTCGGTCCGATTTTTCGTAATTGTTTAGCAAAATACGTAATTGTTTAGCAAAGTGCCGCGTGGCGGGTGAGGGTGTTTACTGCAAAGTATCGGAAGTACGGGCAGTGCTGCACGGGTGAGGACTAAGCTCTCCCTGCGAAAAGCGGGCATAGCGCGAAAGCGCATTTGGCATATGCTGCGCGTCGCATAGGGCTTAGGGGTAGCCTATTCGAAAAGATAACAGAGGACTAAGGCGCATAACCGACAAGTCTGGAGTAAGGATGCGTAAAATATTGAACAGTGCAGACTATCAACAAAACGAGGGGGACTAGCCATCCCACGCGGTTATAGTCGTTTCGAGTTAGATTCTCGGGCACACCCTTTTTAATGTCCCCAGGCGCTTGCATCATGGATTGGTGCAGCTTACGCGGCAAACTATCCGGTGAAATGATATATCTGGATAAGTGCCTTACGTAATGAGCGAGCTAAGCAATGGGGCGTTAATCAAGATAATCCTATATAAGCATATAGGGTTATGCTGATTAACGCGGTGCGCCCTGCGTAAAGATCATAGTGTGGCGCTGTACCTCCCTGCCCCCAACTGATTTTTCCGACATGTCGGAAACTTTGGAAGGGGGCTTTTTTATTCTACCAACCTGCCCCCAACTAACTTTTCGGACATGTCCGAAATTTTGGAAGGGGGTTTTTTTATGCCCGGAGAAAAATAATGATACGCTTAAGATCAATACTTCCCCAACAGGGGATGTCAACCCAAAAGACCACAAGTTTTCTCAGTGAGGTGATGCTATACATGCGGAGAGATGGCACAGATGCCCCTCCTTATGACAAGGAGAACTACTTGGAAGAGAAAGACTTCCAGTTCGTAGGAGTCTCCTGCCAGTCAGGCGAGATCATCATGAAGAGGTGGGTCGAATCTGAGGGCAAGACCATCTGGAGCTTCTACGACGCTGAATCCAAGCCGACCTGGGTGATCGGAACAAAGGAAGAGTTCATCGCTTTCTCCGAAAAGGATGCAAGGAGTTGGGGATGAAAGCATACGTATTGATTGCCGTGAGCGTAGCCGTTATGCTTTGCGGCGACCCCCTCGGCGACGCCCTGGGCACACTGATTGAGCAAGCATATGAATGCAATCATATGAATGCTTTTCCTATGGATGCAAACCGTAAAATTTACGGTTTACCGGAGAATGCAAATGAAGAATATCATCTTTGAATATGGGCTCTATGCCATCGTTTTCCTGCTCGCGACTGCCCAGCGCGTCGCCGACCGCCGCAAGGCAAGGAGTAAGAATGCAAAACGCTAAGCGCAATTGGTTCAACACCCTCAACGAAGCTCTCGAATCCGAGGGCCTCGTCGAACTCTGGCCGTTGGGGCTTAACATCCAGTATGGCCAAACCGTCGACCATACCGCCGATGATGGCACAAGGTATGGGCATTACATCACAATCTATAGGGATGAGAATGGGCGCTACGAAAGGCCCGTGCATTATCCAAGGGGATGAACATGAAATACTTTTTCTTTTTCGTAGTAACGACCAAGGTCGTTAGGTTCTACTGGCATGATGATGCCGAGAACCCGAATCACGGTGACGGATCCAATCCGAGACAAGGCCGGCCTTGCGGCGAAGTAATCGACGAAATCCTGGCAGGATACAAGCTCACACGTGAGCGCGTATGGATGCAAGTGAGGTTCGAATGAACTTGGTCCAGCATCTCGCTATGCAGGGATTCCTCTCTGTTATCGGCATCATAACCCTCTTCCTGCTCTTCACATTCGCAGTGATCAGCATGGATGATGGCCCATTACGAAACTCGATCATCGGCGGCATCCTTGCCGCCCTCATGTTTGCGATTTATGGGGGGCACATATGATCTTCGCGTCGACCTTTGGAGGGCCTATCAAAGTCTCTCCCCCACTAGACGTCATCAAGGAGGATGGATGCCTCCCGCGTATCAAGGTAGAAGTCACAGAAGCCGCCCCCGGGTACAAGAAAGGAGATACCATCTATGTCTATCGATTCGATCTGTACGAGTATTACAAACAAGTAGGGATGCTGTCTGGGCAGTATTATGGCAGGCTCGACCTCCAAACACTTGAGCAATACGTCCCGGGCTCAACAAAACACTATGATGAGGTCGTCATATACGACTAGGGCGACGCGCAGCGGGCCGCGTTAGGCAATGGAAGCGCTCTAACCGCACTCGCTGCGGCCCTAACATTTAACTCAGGATACTGGTTCAAAACAACCATATGGATGTGAATCAAGGTGTTACAAGAGATATCTCGACATATCTCGACGCCTTTAAACTCAGTGGCTTTAGAGTTTGCTAATATAGCCCCTGTTTTTGGACCTTTTTGGCCTGTTTTCAGGCAATTTCTCGGCACTAAGTGCGGTTTTTTTCTGGCACAGTTCTTGTATGTTTTTTTCCGATCATGATCTCGATCAACACTTAGCAAGAATGTTAGAAAAGAAAATATGGCATAATGACCTTCCTCCTCTATCAGGTATATATATAATAAATTATTGAATAAATTTTATTTATTATTTCAGGGTTTGGAATGTTCAGCTTTCGTTTTTTCGTCAAGGCACAAAAAACGTCCTAGCATACTTTTCTTGCTAAATCAAGCTGATTATTTTCGCTTCTCAACTGAAATTCCTCCGGCGGGGAATAGCCTTTTTGGCAAATAAAATTTATTTCATAATATCTTATAAATTCTATTGATAAAAGTGGGGGGTGTTTTAGCGTCGGCTGACAAAGACGTTAGAACTCTAACAAACTTTGCTCACCTTGCTAAAAATAATTATCTTGACTTATCAATATGAATGTGCATTTGCGACGCCCCAGACTCCAAGCATCCGCCGTAAATCGCCTCTCTCCCTTGATAATTTATTATGCCAAAAACCTAATAAATTATAGTAATATACCGCAAACCGTAAATTTTACGGCTAACTTCTTTGAGGATTCCTATGAGTAATCACACCAAGCGGATTGATACTCCGAGCAATACGGAGCATTGGCAAATTATCAAAAAGGCCGTACACGGCAGATCTTACTGGATAGTCTCCTGTAAAAAATGCGGCAAGTCTGACGAGCGCACTGTTCGTCAGATAGAGACAAACCAATACCCTTGTTCCGGCTGCTCTTCGCACCGTAAGAATGCAATCATGCTCACAGCCTTGGGGCAAACCCTGCCGCTGACCGCATGGGCTGAGCTGTACCCTGATCGAATCAAGCCGCAGAATGTCAGGCAATACCTGACCATGCGACGCAAAGGGCGACCCCCCTATCATCAATACACTGATGAACAGCTCCTATTCGGGGCCAACCTTGATCGTCACCCCGATCCCACCTTGTCAAGCATAGACAAGGAATTGCTTTTGCAGGCCAAAAGCGTCAAGAAGAGCGCCTACCTGAACTCCATCGAGGTGATCTTTCAAGATGTCAGCAAGGCCTTGCTCGATGCGATGACGAAAGAGCTCGCCAAGTATGCCCTGAGCCCTGGCACAATAGCGATGCGCAGCCGCGTCGCCGGCCACGATTATCTTATCGATTCCCTTGGTATTACCGTAGGGGAGCTGCTCGAAGTGGACACTCCCGTCGCTGAGGTAGCTTCTTACTTGAAGCAGGAGAAGTTTTCCAACGTGTCGGAAAAGTCAAGCAAGTTGCTGGATTTCGTCCCGACTGTGGAACCTCATAGGTTACACCTGACGGATATCGAAATAATGGCTCTGTTGAGCCGTTACTCTATGGATTGAATTTATCAAATCAATAACACTAACAATCGAGGTATTTATATGGGCATGGCTGAAGTTTTTGCGCCTATCGAGGCTGCCAAGAGAGCGGCTATCTTTGCCGACACCTGGGGACATTTGTTCCCTAAAGGCCCAGCGACTGGCTATATCGTTGTCGCTCACAGTATTTACAGGGATGTCGTCATCCTTGAGGAGGAACTGAATATCAACGGCTCCCCTTGGTGGTATGAAACTGTTCATGATTTTGCGCGTGAACGTGCCAAGAAAATGAAACGTGGCTCTGTGAAGCGCTTCGATATCACGGCGCGGCCTGTGCGGGTTAGAGGGGGGCACGAGATTCGAATCCAGTGTCACCGTTCTTATTATGTTCAACTGAAATTCAAACCGTAAATTTTACGGTAACGAGGTAGTTATGAAACACATAGCGATATATCACGCAAAACCGGATATGCTTCCGGACGGTAAGCTCATGCTTGCTGAATATGGATGGGCTACTGGCGAGCGCCGCGAAGAACTCCGCCAACTGGCTCGCATGTTCTTTGCCACAAGGTATGAATTGGTAGCAATTTACCGCTCCTCGGTAGAGGATACTGGGGACATCACCAATCACCTGGAGAAGGCGTATAGCAAAACGCAACACATAGGCGAGGATTGGCGGGATAACGAAGGTTTCCACTTCTTGCCTGCTAGGCCTGTTCTTGTCAGATCGACATCGATCGGCGATATCATGCAGGTGGGCGACGCCCTCTATATTGTTGAACCGATTGGCTACAGCAAACTTTAGGAGGCTATCATGAGCATGGAAGAAGTGCTGTCTGCGCTGGAAGCGGAAAAGTCAGCTGTTTTCATCGACAAAGGTCGCTAGTTCAAGTGAGGTATTTATGCAACAAATAAAGAGAATAACAAAGAAATTCGTGCCCAGGGAGCATCCTGAGCACGGCACCTGGGGATGGCTCGAAGTAGGGAGCCCCGACACTTATTTTCCGCTGGAAGCGATGGGGGTAGCGCACGACGTCCTCGAACACAAACTGCGCCCGAAGCAGGGGATCGAAGAGGAGCTGATGGCATTCGGCGCAATGCTCTTCATCCGGTATGATGGAGGATATTGGGTTGATCGTAGGGGGTCTGCATCAGAATGGTATTATCAGGTCTCGACAGATCTTGCTGAGATGATGGTAAAATACGGGGATGCGGTAAAGCCCTGCAGATCCCGTATACTTTCGGGGGAGCTTGAATTTCAGCGATCTATGGGGATAGATCATGCGAATCGTGAGGCATTCGATATGGATTACACGTTTCGTGGGCTCAAATACGAAACTAGGGAGAACCTCTTGGGATGGATACGCAAAGGATACCGATGGGCTGTTAATCGGTATGGCGACGCATTCCGTGTTTGCTGTTGGTTTCAGCAAATTCAGGTATTAGTTGCGCGGCTGGATGCCGAATCATGCTATGAAAACGGTGAGATGCTTGTCATCTCTATTATTAACTCTACAGTTAAAGTGAGAACTCAATATGGCCCGTAAAGGTAAGAGAAAATCAATCTATCAGCAAAGCGTTAATACGCTTGCTGTTCTGCTCATGACTGCGATGCCTGAGCATGACAAGTACACGACGCTTGAACAGAAGTTCAAGCGTATGTTGTGGAGTAAGAATCCCGCTCGGGTTCGCAGTCCGGAGGAGTTGCGCCTGATGGAAGCGGCCAAACAAAAACGCGCAAAGCGCTTGGTTCGTAATCAACTGTGGCTGATTAATTACCGCCGCGGGAAGGATTTCGCAGCCTACTGCTTAGGCCTGCGATGAGGCTCAGGCAGACACACTACGAGCCGGATGTCATTTGCGAATGCGGCGGCTCGCTTTGGGCGGACTGGGAAATGCCTCCTTTAGACTGGGACGGCGAACCCGTATCTCCTGAACAGGAGGGCATTCAACCTTGTCCATTTTGTGGAACGATGATTACCGTTAGGAGAGATCATGACAATCGGGGAAATACTGGCATTCCTGCAGCGCTTTCCGCTGGAAATGCCGTGTGCCATAAAAATACTCGTACCTGAGGATATTCACGCCCTCGCGGAGGAACGCGGGGGGTTCTTAACTGATGAGGAGGTGGCGGACATCCTGAACAAGGTGCATCAGGGCAAGGATTTTGAAAATACGGATATGCTCGTCGGGCGTAAGCTCGGGGATGAGGACTTAGCTGAGATTGATGAATTAGCG